CTACGATTCATAATAATAGGATCATTGAAGAACTTCTTCATCGTAATCGTATTTGTTGTAACAGTTGAATCAAAAACGTTTGTAACACCATGAACATTTACAATGCCAAATGTAAAACCTTCGCCAGACGGAACGACTTGGAAGTTTCCATTAGTCGAATTTGGGTACTCTTTTCCGCCAACATTCTCTTGAATCTGACGAGGTATCTTGTTGTATTTTTGCGACACATGATACTGAAGACCATTTGCAGCTAAATCTTGATAGGCATAGCCAAAAATAGAAAACCAATGCTTAGAACCAATGCTTTTATCTATCTTGTTTCCGCCAGAAAAGCCTGAAGCGCTTGAAGGAAGCTGCAAACCGTATTCTCTTGCAAACTGCGCTGTCTGCAAAAGCTCAGGGCGTTCTCTTTGAAGATCCTTAAGTTCAGAATCACCAATGAGTCGGTCTTCTGCGTAAGCGATACGAAGCATACCAGAATATTCGTTTGATTTAGCAGCAGGAAATCTTTTGAAAGCCCTATCGAACTCTGCTATTTGCCTTTGTATGCTTTGCTTTACAACATCTGGTAGCTTAGAAAGATGCTGCTTGAGTTTATTTCTATCAAATACATGAAAATCAAGACTTCGATTCTTGATATTGATAGAGCCAGGCATAGCGGGCATGTCCGCTTGCTTTAGCAAAAGTTTACTAATGATTGATTTTGGATCGCTACTCATGCCTTAACATGCTCCGGTATATCTGCGTTTATAAGAGATTCTCTGTTATAGGGAACTTGACCTTTAGGCACAGGGGTTCCCCATCTTTGACTTGCATAAATAAGCGCGCCCTTTATTGTTGGAAAATACTCTCCATACGGGCTATAGGTCTTTGTATCAGGGTCTTTTGTAAACTCTTCAATAGGAATCTTTTTGATACCAGCAAAGAAAACCTTGCCTACATTATGTTGTATAGAAGGCCCAACAACAACATAATAAATTGAATTTGTTGTATAGTCATGGCCTTCCCATCTGTAGTAAGCTCCAGGACCAACTTGCTCTTCAAACTTTTCTTTGAGAGGCATTGACCTTTCTCGGTATATTTCTTCCCACTTAATACCTCGGTCTTTGATTCGTTTACGACCTGCTGTTTTCTCTAAGTTGTAAACTAAATCATTCATCCTTGCTTAGCTCCATTGTCTGTAATATACTTAGAAACAACACATCCTTCAAAAGGACTAAATCCAACAGGTTTATAGTTCGAACTTTCACCTGCTTGTGCCTTCTTGGACAAAGCTTTCTTTTCTTTTGACGCCTCTTCAACTTCCTTACGAACAACTTGCTCAACCTTGTCTAAGTGTTCGCCAATAGCTTGTTCAGTAAATCGCAAAACCCTCCACCCATAAGAAGCAAGAGTCATATCTCTTTCTTTATCCTTCTGCTTGTCTTCAACAGAAGAATGCCACTTTTCACCGTCTACTTCAATATCAACGCCAAGTTCAGGAATTGCAAAATCCATAAGATAGAAATTGGAATCGCTTGGAACTGGCTGCTTATACTGAGCAAACAATCTAAAAGGCAACTTCATGGATAGAAGCGTTCTATACATTTTTGACTCAGGCTTAGTTAATTGTATGGTTGTTGGTCTTACAGGCTGCATTTCGCTTTCTTTAGCTTTAGGGGCTTTACCTCTTCTATAAATCTTTCCATCCCCTCCGCCTGCGGCTACGCCGGGAGCGCCTCCCATACCTCCACCCATTCCTCCTCCCATGCCGCCACCCATACCTCCCATACCGCCTGTTGGGTCCATGCCAGGAGCGCCCATGCCGCCTCCCATGCCGCCCGTTGGGTCCATACCAGGAGCGCCGCCCATACCACCACCGCCCATATCCATGCCGCCTGCGCCGCCCATACCACCACCCATGCCACCGCCCATTTGACCGCCGCCCATAAGCTGACCATTTTGCATGGCTTGTACTTGTTCGTTTCTAATTCTTTCTGTTTCTAGATCGTAATCCAAATCAAACTCTTCCAAAAGAGTCTGAGCAGAAATTAGACCGCTCTGCTGCATCTGCAAGAACATTTGAAGTTGATTAGTGTTATCTCTAAGTCTAAGGTCTTCCCATTTAACTTTCGGGAACAAATAAACTGTTTCTCCAAATTCTTCAGAAGCCTCTTCGTCAATAAAACCTTGCATCTTAGCAACAGGAAGGAAAATGTGCTTCTCAATCCATTGAGCAAGTTCGTTTCTCCAAGACTCCAAACGACGAATCATAACCTCAACACCAACCTGTGCAGAGTTATAACCAGCCATCTCTCCATTCAAAAGAGTTTGGTTTAGCATGAGACCGTCCAAAATCTCTTTACCAACATATTCAAGTTCTTGATTAATGTTGTGTATCTTGCCGCTTGCTCCATACCATTCATAATCAAAGTTATTATGAGTTACAATGGTAAGGTTAGGATCGTTAGCAACCGCAGCAAGCTGAGCAGATACGTCCGCAATTGCGTCATCGTCTGCTGGCCTCTCGTCCGAACCAACCTTAACAACTCTAACCGGAAGTATAAGTCTTTCAGCAACAATCCAGTTTGCTGTCATGAGCTTTGTTTTGTATGCCAAAACAGTAAACAATCTACGAAGAAGAGATTCTCCGTAAGTTCCATAAGGGCTTCCGCCATGCTTTACATGGCTCGTAACTCTATTGGAAAGAAGAATAGGCCTTTTAGCCATAATCTGAACTTTGATATTATCTGGAATTTGATCATACAAAAACTTAGGTTGCTTTGTTTGAATAATCCTTTGAAGCTCTTCGTCTGGCAAAAGAACAATCTGAGGTTCTTGCGAAATAGGAGTCTTCATTACCTCAATCCAGTCAGGATTAAGAACAGTTAGTTTACTTATAGAACCATCAGGGTGATTACATGGCTCATTCTTTTCGGAATCAACGCCAGTACCCTTACAATGGGGACACTCGATTTCGGTCATTACAAAAACATCGCCGAGAAGAAATCGTTGATGGCTTACCATTCTAAGCCAATACATCAACTCTATTTTCTCAACGAGTCTCTCGAAGAAGCGTAATACGCTCTTCTTCTTACACTCAAGTTTTAGACCGTTAATAGGGAATTGTGAGTAAAAATCAATACCGGCAGCAACTTTTGGTTCATTTTCATAATAGAACCTCGCCCATTGATAAACTTCTTTTCTCTTGCTTGCAATCTGCCAATTTTGAGGAGTATGCAAAGGCGAAAAGAACATGGGCTGAGCCATGATAACATTAGCGCCCGACCCTGCAAACTGAGCAGCCTTTGTAATTGGAACACTAACAACGCTAGAAGTAGAATACGGCTTAGCTGTTGCGTCTCCGTCTTTCATAACAATACCTTTAGCAGAAGCTATCTTACTAACAGCCTGCTTATTCGGTAGTTGCATCTTGATTGGTTTATCTGCCATATATCATCCTGTTATAGACCCAAATGATTCGCTGATCTCTCAACGTTGGATAAATGATTTTCGTCAACAACTTGAATGTCGTCGTCCGAAATCCTCTTCCTATTTGGTTTCATCGGTTTAACTGCTGGATTCGTTGTCCTTGGAAGCAAAGATTGGGCCGCAGCAGCAAGGCCTGGAACATGAACTTTGTTAATAGGAACACCCATCATGAGCGTCTCATGAGGGTTTTGGCCTTTTTGCTCGCCTTGTTGATCTCTTTTTCTTTGTTTAGGAAGCGCTCTTATTTTTGCAATATCCGCTCCGCAGTTAATGCATACAACAGCAGTCGGAGTGTTATCCGAACTGCATGTTGGACATACTTTTTCGAGAGCTAGAGGCTTAACTTTGTCTATAGGAGGAAGAGATGGTATCTTAGGAAGAGACTGAGCTATCACTTTTTTTTTACAGAAGCTTCTTTCCAGTTGTAAGGCTTAGCTTCCGTATCTGTTGGCTCATATCCCCTATCCTCTGCCATCTTCTTTCTTGAAGCTTCCATGCGAGCCTCTATAGTCGCAAACTCTGGCAAACATGGACGACGGCGCTGACCTGGCAACAACTGCAAGTTATTACCTTCTGGAACATTACGATCTACATCAAATCTTTTGTTGATATAGCCACCAACCCATTCTCCCTTATCATTGCGATAAGGTTGGCTATACTTGTCCATTATATTGCCGCGCCAGAAAGTCTCAAAATCGAACGCTCTATCGTCGAAAATAAAGTTATGGTCTCGACCTCTAATCCAATTGTGCCACTCGCTACCAAGAAGGCCTGTATTGCTATGAGGGAAAACTCTTTTAGATTCTGGACCGAAGTTGATAAATTCACTTCCGCCGCTTCTATTAACACCGTATTGAGCTTCTTTCTTTAGATTGTAAGAAGCCTTCTTGTTTAGTTTCTGAGACGAAGCAGCTTTCTTTGCAAACGCCTCGATTATCTTCAATGTTTCATTTACAGCATTTTCTGCTGAAGCTTGAGTATAAGTCGCATCCACTGTTTCTTCCCCTTGTCCTCTGCCGTGAATGGCTTTGAAAACTTCTGCCGCTATAATTGTCTTGTCGGCAGGATCTCTTTCTGGTTCGTAATATCTCTGAACAGCATCTCTAACAAGAGATTGACTATCAGTAGGAGCAGATTGAACTATTTCATTTACAAACTCAGGATTATCCGCATTCTGATCCAACAAGGCTTGAAGCTCTTGCGGACTATTAAACTGAGACTGCAAATCTGCTTGAGGCTGTTCCATTGAAGGATCAGCCATTGGGTCGGCTGCGGGTTCTCCCATTGGAAGCCCAGCAGAATCTCCCATCATTGGGTCTGCTTGAAATTGAGCAACCTTTGCTAAGCTAAAATAAGAAGCCATAACAGGAACTCCGCTAACGTCGTTTACATCAAGTTGTTCTTGATCAACGCCTTCGATTCCCTGAGAAGCCTCTTCTTGAGCCATTTCTAATTCCTGCCTTAGTGTATCCAAAAAGTTCTGTTGTTCAAACTTTGGCCTTGTTGGATCAACACCAGGATTGATAGCCTGAAGGTTATTATTGGCTTGCTGAGCAAGTCCAAGATTAGCCTTTTCGATTCCATTAGCAGCAGATGGTCCTGGCGTTACAGGCATTCGTTACTCCTTGTTTCTTTCGGACAAAACCTTGAACAATCTAGAAGTTGCATCGTCATGAACGCTCTTGTAAGAAGAGTCTTTCTTCTGATCAACTATACCGTCAACAAATCTGTTAGTCATGTCCTTTGAAGAAGCAACTTTCTTGTTACCAAGATGACTTGTCTTCTTTACTTCTTGCTTTGCAACTTTCGGACTAACCCTATTCTCAATAGCTGTTAGTCTATCAAAATTCAAGTTACTATCAAACATGCTAAGCCTATTCGACGGAACCCATCCCTTGCCGCTACTCTTAGCAGAAGCAGGATTTACAGAAGAAGACTTTTGAGCAAGAGCGTCAGCATCTTCGCCAAGTTTAGGACTCATACTTTGCTTATATTCTGCTTGCTTCTTTTGACGAATTCTATCAGACGAAGCCTTCTCTTCTGCGGTTGCTTCTCTAGAAGAAAGGCTTTCTGCCTTCTTTCCGAGAACATCAGAATCCCAAACAGAGTTATTGCTTTCGCAACCAATCTGCTTTGTTGGACCACCCATATCAGTAATACCACCCTTGCTTGCGCAGCGAGAAGGTCTTACGCTTGAAACGCCGCGAGCAATAGGGTTGTTATATTCAGCAACCCTATTCTCTTGCTTAGCCCAAGAACGATCTTTCTCGATCTTCTTGGCCTGCTTCATTTCAGGCTGTCTCTCATTAACTTCTTTACGATAATCAACCTTCTTATCTGACGTTCCGAGAAGAGCATCAACAAGGCTTGATTTTTGAGCTTGTTTACGAATCATCTTTTACCTCCAAAACCGCTCTTCATAAGAGAGGCTAGAATTTCGTTGTGACTTTGCTTGATAAGAGAATGCTTAGACTCTGCGGCCTTTCTCTCGCCATGATCGGAATTACCCGCTCCACTACCATACATCTGCTCTAATCCATTGAGAGCAGGAGTTTCGTCAACTGAAGCAGATAGAGGATTTACGTCAAATATATAAACGTCCTCGCCCATACCCATCTCTGTTGGAACAATCTCGAACTCATGGTTATTCGCTATTTCCTTCAAAGACTGATACGCCTCTGTGTATTGTATAACATGACGCTGACCATCTGGACCAATCCACCAACCAGGTATTTCAATACGGCCCTTACCTGTTGTTGGAGCTATCTTAAACATTCGATCAAGCATCTTTCGCTTATTCTTGTCTCTTGTAATAAGCTGCATATTGATATTGAACTTTTGAACAAAGCCTGTAAAGTCTTCTTTGAAGGCTTGAATATTCTCAATGTTCTTAGCAATAGCTTGCTTTGGATCTTGTTGCTGTTGAGAGCCTGGAAACTTTAGAGAATTCGCAAGCTGCTGTTGATTTGGAACTGCTGGTTTTGCCGTTGGCTTTTGCTGTTGTTGGAGTGTATTATCAAGCTTAGCCATTGGATTAAAGTCACCACCCTCAGCAGGCTTTGCCGCAGGAGTTATATCCTCCTGTTGAATCCCCTCTCTTGGAGGAGGACTCCCTGGCTTAGCTTGCTGAGCCGTAACTGTTCTTTTAGTACCGCTCGGGACAATGCGCATTACGAACTCCTAATTGTTGGAAGAGATTTACTTATCAGCGAACATTGCGTCAACGTACTCAGATGGGTAAAGCTTCTTCCAGTAGTTCTTCCATTCATTCTTGGTCTTGGAGTCAAGGTTTGCAATGCGAACCATTCTACGAGAAGCAGAAGCTTCCTTCTTCTCCTCAGCCTTAGCCTCGCTCTTGCCTTCAGACTTCTTAGAGCCTTCGCTACCGTCGCCACTCGTTGGAGCGCCACAGCACTTATCAACCTCATGGGTTACGCCCTTGTTCTCTGCTGGAATCTCGGAGTTATCAGCCTTCTTTGCAACAGAAGCTTTCTTCTTTTCGCCTTCAGGTTTGCCGGTATTTGTGCCGCCAACAGGATCCATCTCCTGCTTCTTGACATGCATTTCGCCGTCCTTTTCCTTGCAGCATTCGTCCTTAGCAACCTTAACTTCCTTCTCAGCAGAAGCGTTGCAAGACTCCTTTTCTGTACCTTCAGCCTTTTCTGCTCCCTTGTCGTCCTTCTTCTCTTCCTTCTTACCGAATGGAGGAGCTTTCTTGTCGCCAAGGTTAGCAATATTGGCAGTCTTTTCGGCCTTCTCTGGCGCAGCAGTTGAAGCTGTCTTGGAGAAAGCTACGTTACTTGCAGCGAGCTTTTGTACAAATTCGCCGAAGTTCTGGGCCTTACCAGTCGAGATCTTGTTCGTATAAAACTTCATATCAATACACTCCTTTGGATCTAATGGCTATTTTAGCCTGTTCTTGATTTCTGGTTATCTTCCAAAATTCCTTCTTTTCAGTTAAGGTTTTCTTGGAGCAAACTTACCTTTGTTTCTTGGTTGTGGCGGACGGCCTCCGGGTGTTGCTGGAGGAATAGCTCCTGGAGTAGCGGGAGCAGGATTGTTAATTCCTGGTCCTGTAATAGAACTAGAAGAAGGGCCTCCTGATGGACCGCTAAAAGTCGATCCCGTTGGCATTGTTCCAATAGGATTACCTGCTACTGGCGCAGCGGGAGCAGCCCCTCCTAACGGATTAGAAGATGCTGCTGGATTAACTCCAGGCGCTGCGGGCGGCGTTCCGCCTGCTGGAGAACCGCTTGGAGCGGCTGGAGCAGAAGGAGCGCCTCCCGATGGAGAACCGCCATAATTACCTCTCAGTATAGAATTCAAAGAAGTTAGAGTATTAGGCCAATTCTGCATTACGCCTTGAATATTTTTCGCCTTTATCAATCCTGAAACATTACTAAGATGCTGGATTGCTGTTGAAGCTTGTTGTTTTTGTTGAGGAGTTGAATTTGGATCATTCGCAACCGTATTTAGCTCTTGCGATAAAGAAGAAATGTTACCAGAAAGCTGTCCCCAAGTCTGGTTAGCTTGTCCATAAGCTTTCTTGAATTCTTCAAAGTTGCTATTCAATTGCTTAATAGATGAACTTAACTTTCCAGTATAAGCCTGATTACTGCCCCAGTTCTTAACGCCTTGTCCAACGCCCTTAAAAAAGTCCATTATACCAGCTTCTTTTACCATTTCCTCAGCAGCGGCTGTAAGCTTTTCAGCTATTTCTGGGTTAGAAACAAGCCTAGACGCAATATCCATGATTTCATTACTTGCGGAAATCATAAGTTCATTTGGTTCGTTTGCAACTTCTTCAATCGAAGCATAAACAGCCGAACCAATATCTAAACCTTCCGCAACCTTCTCTTCAACTTTGCTAGCAATTTTTGCATTAACCTCTTGAGAAAAAGCATGAAGTTCAGAACCCACTTTAATGTTACTTTCTGAGCCTGCGTACTTATCCCACTTAGAGCCGTCATTATTCAATGATTCAACATATTCTTTATGGCATTCTGTCCAAACCTGTTGAGCAGACTTATTTGGGGAAGAAGTCCTCTTTTGTCTATAGCAATTGCCCCAACACCTAGAGTTTCTAATAGCATAGCCCTGTATGCCAACATACTGAGCAGTTTTAACCTCGAAGGTTTTATTTGCTACCTTATCAACCTTATCTGCTATAGCTCGTAAGCCTTGAGCGTCAAGCGCTTCTGCTGCTTCAACAAGCAATCGAATGATATTATCCATTTTGAATCGGCTCCTTTATCGAACAATAAACTTAGGGTTGAACTTTTTTCCAACAATAGAAAACTCTCTTACATTTTGCATACGAAACGCCCTAATTCCTCCAACAGTTTCGTCAAAAGTTACAAGAATCTCATGAGAAGGCTCATTCTCTGGATGAGACGTAAACCTTCCGTGAGGCTCAATGTATCTTGTTATTACATTATTACCAAAGAAGCGAAGTCCCTTCTTTTTTGATTTTGTTTGATACGAAATCTTCATAACCTCTTTGTTTTCTTGCGCCCAATTAAAGGCTTCAGATACACTACTAAATGTTGGAATTCTTTGCTGAAGATCTTCTAAGCTTTCTTGCTCCTGTTCTTGAGCGTCTTCAGGAGAGGGTGGCTCCTCAACCGCCAAGCCGTCTTCTTGCTGCATATCTTGTTGTTCTTGTATCGAATCTTCTATGTACTGCCCTATCTCGTCTTGACTTAGAACAGGTAAGTTAGTTTCCTCTATTTTCTGAGGTTGCTGTAATTGCTGATTCTGAGAGTCAAGATGATTGAAATAATCAGATAATGTTGGAAACTTAGAAAGCATTTCTTCGTCTGTCATTTGCTGAGCAAGTCTTAAAGAAGATATCGGCTCTTTAGAATCTCTTTTAGCAAAGGAAACCATAGACGCATTTTTGTTGAAAACCATCATATCGCCAGGCTTGATACCATTGCTCTGAAAAAATCCAAGATTAGCCTCAACAGCAAACTGACATGGAGACGAACTTGAAACGGATTTTTTAGATAAAGGAGAGATTGTTTCAATATTAACAACTCTTCCTCTATCATTTACAAAAGCAATATCAAGAGGAATAAAAGTGTTCTCTCCCCAAAAGCTGAGTTTTCTGTTCGATGAAAAAACAAATAGCATACCGCAATCCCGAGGCATGCTCTTTACGAACATTAAACCCCGAGCCTGAGACTCGATTGTGTCTGCTATTTTTACTCGCAAAGTTGGCAATGCATTAAGATTCATAGAATTACTTACGTCTTTGAAAAGATTATCCCTTCTTAGGTAGGAGTTTTGAGTGTCTTTTTGTAAAAGTAAGTGACCTTAAGCGGAGGTTTCAAATGATCAATATCTTCACGTTCATACTCAAGCTAATTTTCGGATATAGTGCATCAGGAAGCCTAACAGTATCTTCGTCAATTTCCGAGATAGAAGTAAAACCAGGATGGACGCCTAAGCATGTATTTATCAGCTTAGACAGTAATCCTTGCATTCCTGTTTGCGGCTCTCATCAAGATTGGTTCGATGTAAAGATTGTAAAAGACGGTTTCATATTACAATGTAACATTAAGAGTTCTTTCAGGAAAATTACATGGATAGCAACACAGTAAATGTTGTTGGATGGTATAGTAAAAGTAACTGCGGAGACGAAAGCTACAAGCTAGCTTTTCCAAAGATTTTCCCAGACTATAACCTCGTCTTTTCTGATTGGCCCATAAAAGACGCTGACGCCTACATTATTGGAGGCGGAGATATCTTGACAACAAAACTTCTTGATAAGTTTGCAAGTATTGATAAGCCTAAACATATAATGTCTGTTACCGTTTCTAAGAAACAAGATAAAGAAAAATTCAATGGTTTCAGAACAATAATAGTTCGAGATCAAGAATCTGTAAAGAAACTTTCCGAAATCGGCGTTGAATGCTTATTGTATCCTGACTTCTCTTTTATACTTGAAGGTAATAAAGAAAAAGGCGCAGCGCTTATTGAAGAGCATTTCATTAAAAATAGAAGTGACTTATATCAAAAGAAAATTGCAATAGTAATCAATGGTCATTTAGTTCCTCCTCACGGAACAACAGCTTACGAACAGTCAAGATTTGATAGATTCTGTTTTGATCTTTCAATTGCAATAGACGAAACGCCAGCAAGTTTCATATTTATACCATTTGGAACAAAACAACCTTGGGACGACAGAATCTCAAACGGAATGGTTGCTGTAAAATGTAAATGGTGGAAAAAGAACTGCATGATCTACAACGAACTTGGCGTTCAAGAAACTCTCGACATTATCTCAGCAAGCGATGCTGTTGTAAGCACAAGATTGCATTCGTCAATATTTAGTTGCGCTACAGAAACACCTTTTCTCGATATTACTCACAGCCACAAAAACAAGTATTTCCTTGAAACCATAAAATACGAAAAAGCTTCTATAGGATATGAAGATTTCAATATTACAAAAGCAAAATCAATTTTGAGAAATGCAATCTTTAACACTGAGGCTAAAGAAGAAATTGGAAGCCTTGTTTCAATCAACAAGCTTTTGCTTGGAGAACTAAACAAAAGAATCATCTTGACTTGAGGAGTTGTTGATTATGTATCTACTGTACGATAGCGACTACATTATAAGAATCGTTTCCACAAAGCCTGTCAAAAGCGAAGGTCTAGGTATTGTATCTGTTCCAAATAATCAAAACTGGAACAAACAAATATACAAGAAACTTCCTAGAAAGATTGCCGAGCAAATTGGCGCTAAGATAAAAAAGAATCATAGCGAACTAAGAATCGCTGTAATATGTAATTGGAAAGACAAGTGCGGAATATCAACTTATAGCCAGTTTCTTGTTGACTCTCTTAGAAAACAAGTCAAAGACATCGCTATCTTTTCCGAGCATGTAGAAGGAAACGTTGATATCCAAGAAAAAGGCATGATACGCTGCTGGAAAAGAGGAGAAGATGTTCATGAGCTTATTGATTTAGTCAAAGACTACGCTCCTGATTTCATTATCATACAACACGAATATGGTATCTTCCCAAATGCTTTCAAGTTCATGCAGCTTATGCAATCTTTTGACAAAATACCATATGTCGTTGTAATGCATAGCGTTTATAGACATCTCGATAAAGCTGTATATAGCGAATCTGCAAAAAACATAATTGTTCATACTAAAGAAGCTAAAAAGACTCTTAAAGAAGTTGGAAACACAAGCAATACATACGTCATCCCTCATGGATGTATCAACTTCAAAGATACAAATGAACTGTGGAATATATGTACAAACCCTTACACTGTTTTGCAGTTTGGTTTTGGCTTTTCATACAAAGGCGTTGATAGAGCTTTAATGGCGGTTGCTCAACTCAAATCAATGGAAAAGAAATACCAAAACATGCAGTATATTTACCTATGTAGCACTAATAGCCATAATCTTGCTGCAAATGCCGAATACTGCAAAAAACTAATGACTCTTGCAAAAGAGCTTGATATAGAGAAGAACATTGTTATCATACAAAAGTATCAAACTGAAGAAATGATAAACCTCTATCTTAGACTCGCAAAAATCGCAATCTTCCCTTACGTCATAGACCCTTCAAACGAAGTCTTTGGCGCTAGCGGAGCAATAAGAATCGCTCTTGCAAATAAGAGGCCCGTACTAGCCAGTGAAAGTCATTTGTTCGACGACCTAGAAGGCGTTGTACCAAGGCCAAAAAATCATATCGAACTCGCAAGCGAGATAAACAAGATATTCAACTCAAAAGAGCATAGAGACTCAATTGTTGAAAATGGCTATAAGTTTGTTCAAGATAACAACTGGGATATTTGCGCAAAGAAATATCTAGAAGTATACGACTCAATCGTATCTAATGCCTGCGAAATTCAATGATTGCTCAATAAAGTTGATATCCTCGTCGTCAACATTAATGGCAATTTGATTCATAGAGCTAGAATCGGAATTAATCACAACGTAATCGTTATGACTTTGAATCCATTTCTCTATATCTTGCTTGTTGCTAACCTCTTCATAGACGTTAATGTAAACGTCTTCAGGCTTTGGCATTAAACGAGCGGTTTGAATATCAAAAACAAAAGAAAGCTTACCGCAACGATGGGCTTCCATCGACTCTGTTTCTGGATTATACCAAAAATGAGTCGATTCAACCTTTTGCGATTTCTTGACTCTTCTTTTTTCAATCTGTAGAAGTAAGATCCGCATTCTTAACTCTCAAGTACCATCCAACAACTTCTTCTTTTGAGGCTTTCTTTTCTAAAGCAAACGAATCGTCATTGAGAATCATTACCTTCAAAGCTTGAGCGCCCTTTTCTGTAACTTTGAGGTACTTACCCTGATCTTCGACAAGACCAGACTCTACCATTTTCTTGAGTTCGCCAGACGCTAAATTAGCAGGCTTCAAAAACTTGCGGTTCGAGAACTTCTCCGTATCAGACCACATAGAGTATAACTGCTTATTGATACCGTCGCCTCTATTGACGAGCCTCGCTCTTGCGTCTTGCAACGCTGGCATTATTTGTATGAGTATATCAATCAAAGATTGTTGAGCAGTTTTTTGCATATTAGAACCCCACTTGAACCCCGAATGAACGAAGCTTCTTTCGTATTTCCATTTGTATAGAATCAAGAGCCATAACATCAGCCTGAGAAAGTTGTGTTATACCATTTAGAGCTAATGCCGTAAAAGCCTGCTGAAATGTTCTAACCCTAGGATCTATTTGGTTAGGTTGATTAGGGTTCTTGAGCCTTTTAGGATCAAACTTCAAGGTTTGCATTTGAGATGTTTTATACCAATTACTCATGGTCTCATTGTTCCTCTAGGATATGGACTCTCATCTTCCCTTTTACCCCACAAGTATGGCTCATTGCGAAGTTCTCTCCATTTGAACCCCTCATTAACCCAAGGATCATGATATCCCTCAAGACCCATTCTGTACCTTCTCTGATTCCTAATATCTCGGCTTCTTCCTCTAACCTCTTCGTCAATAGCTGACCAAGAAAAAACTCTTTCCTGCATCGGAATATCTAAGTTAGAATAAGGCCCATGAACACCCTTCGCAGAAATCTCTTTTTGTTCTGGATACTGTACAACTAAAAGCAAAGCCCTAAGATAGAGATTCTTGGCGATCAAATGACTCACCCATTCAATGCCTAACTTATACTCTATGATTTTAGACATTACTCTATACGAAAAAGAGTTGATATCCCTGCACAAGGCTTGTCCAACTTGTCTTTGAATTTCATCAAATCTAAGAAGACCAGGATACAAATAAAGCATCCTATAAAGACCTTGTAAAGCATGAACAAAAACGCCGTCGATTCCTTCAGGAGGATTCGTTTTGGTCTCTGTCTCTTCAGACAAAAGAGAACAAACCTCGTCCCAAAGTTTTTCAACAACCTCGTATGAAGCTTTAGCTTTGGCTTTGAACAATCCAGCACAATGAGAGACAGGGAGGCTTTTGCCATCAAAAGAAACAACACCATTACCTTTTAGAGTAATCTTGTGAATCAACAGTTCTTTTTTAATCTCATCATACAAGGGTTGTATCCTCTACTGGCCTTCTCTTAACTGCAAGAGTAATATGAAAATCGTGGTCCTTTATCCTTGGAGATAGACCATACTTTTGTCTAAGCTTTTCAAGCTGAGGAGCCTCAACTTTCAAAAACCAAACAGATTGCATTTCTTCCCAACCGTCAGGATTATCAACCTGCTCAACTCCCGTTATCTTATAGCTTATCTTTTTGCCTACGTCTTCAAATCGAATACCTCGCTCAGAAATTTCCTTAGTCTTCATGACTGTTATATGAGCGCCGATATCGTCGTAATGCCTTTCGTTCTTAGGCGGCTTTTCAGCTTCATTACCCAAGAATGGCATAAACCCTGCAAATATAGAGTTAGGAACATCTACATAAACAAATCCATCTCTGGTCTGTCTAAGTTCACCAACAAAAACAACATCTTTAGCATCGCTAGCCAGCTTCTTCAACGCATTAAAAGTAGCAGCCAACCGATTTTCATAATCAGCGGTCATCTTTTTGGCATAATCTTCTGGATAAAGATTGGACCAGTAAGTTGTTAGCTTTACCTGATCTTTCTTTCTCCTTTTGAGCCAATTCTTAGGAACATTTTTGGAAGCCAACTGTAACATTTATTACTCTTTCTGTTGATTCCTTAGATTGTTTTGCATTTTGAGAAGCCTATCTCTTGTTTGCTTCTTATCCACAAAATTACCTTCTTCAAGATCCTTGTCAATTTCAGCAATCCTATTTTCAACATAGGCTTTTGTTTTTACATCTGGATCATGAATGTAGGTATCTTTTGGCGGCTTCTGAGAAGCAACAACGTCTTTCATGTTCTTTGGAGACTTATCAACAGCCTTAGATTTTCTTCCTTTTGCGGCTTTAGGCTTTTCTTCCGCTTCTGCATTTGATGTTTCAAATCGAGACACGAACCCTTCCTTAACAAGATTCAAGAAATGAACAGAAGACGAATTCCCAAGCTCAACATCAAAAACCTGATTAGGTCCAATAATTTGTCCCCAAGGCATTCTAATCTTGTTTCCAGTGCTATTCTTATACTGCAAACTCGCTGAAGGCTTATAAACGCTTGATTGCAAAATGCCACTCTTCAACAACCCTTGAACTTGATAAGACAAAAACTGTTCTTTTGTCAAATCTGCTTCTTGTCCAGCCAAAAGAGTTCCTGGCAATCCAACAATATTCAACTTACCTTTTACGCTATCTGCAACTTTGATCTTCATGTGCTTTTTCCTTATATGCTTCTAAGTCTCTTTCTAAGACCTCTAAGTACGCCATCGCCGCCATTCAAATTGAACGGCTTTCTGTCCCTATTATCGTCTATCTGCCGAGTAACCGTCTGATTCCTTCCCAAAGCAGCGTCCGAACCGGAAGACCCATCTTGTCCTTGATAATCATCGTGCAATTCTAGGCCATAATCGGTTACAATACCAGTTCCATTATCATTCTTTGGACGACCTTCATCGTCTGTAATAAAAGGTTGATCTGTAGGCCATTCTTTATTCTGAGATAAAGGACCGCCACCAGTTTCTCCTGGCCTTAAAAGGTCATCTCCAGCGCCGCTATTTGGTTTGCCCTTTGACTTCCTATAAGGATCAACTAATAGGGGATCTGAGGGATTGAATGCGGTTGGCGGGTTTCTTCTAGCTGTTTTGGATAAGTTAAAAGGGTGCATCTAATATATCATCCTCTTGTGGATTTTGCGGTTTGATTGCATTATCAACAGGAGATTCAGGCTCACTTGGTGGTGTTGTTTGACCGATTCCTCCAGTATAAGAAACGTCTCTACTTGTTACTCCAGAAATACCAGACATAGGATCAGGGAAATCAAATCCAGAATCGTCATTTGGATCAGTAGGAGCATTTGGATCAGTAAGAGCATTTGGATCGGTCATGTCGTCTACAGGAGGCGAGAAACCGCTCTGTGCTGCCCAATAATGCTCGTCGCCGCTAACTGTTGGATTTCCGTCCATAAAATCAGCTACGCTATCCTGCGGATTAGCAGAAGGCTCTGGTGTTGGAGCAGCATTAGGATCAAATGGTGGATTATTTGGATCAGCAGAAAGAGGGTCTTCTGTTTGAGCCAAAGACATAAGAATGCTTACCTTGTCCTTATTAATCGCCGAAACAATCTCTTTCTCCGAAGCGGTAAGCTCCCTGCCTTCGCTACTTGCCTTTAGATAAATACCAAACAAGAGCTTGTCTGCGCTCTTTAGAGAAGCCGCAATCTCAATTGGCTTCTCTTTCTTATTCATTGGCTTTATGTCAAATTCTTTGCCAAGATGCTCTCTATTTGTTGCCGCATCAGGATCGTGAGGAAGACCATCAAGGTTTCCAAATCTATGAGGACTATTTTGAAGTTGACTACCCTTTTCTGGTAAATTAACCATAACCTTTGTTGGCTCTCCATCAAGTTGAGCGCCTACAAACTTATCCCAGAAAGAGGTATCGGCTCCCTTGTTTGCTTTTAAGAAAGCGTCTCTAAACTTTCTATCATTAGCATGAGCAAGAGCGTCAATCGGAGCAACAGTATAGTTATCCTCTCCGCCCTTAAACTGTCTATGAGGATACAATGGAGAATCAGCGTCCTCTATCGCCCCTTCTGTTATCTTTTCCGAAACAGAAGCCTTACGACGGACTTCGTTCAAAAGACCCTCATGAGTTTCTGGGCTTTCTCCCAAAGAACGACGGTCTGCCTCAAGAAGACCATTGATCGACTTGACGCTACCGTTTCCCTCTAATGAAAGGTTATACTTCTTAGAATGAGACGGAACAGCGACCGACTGAGGTGTTACGCTGTTGTTGATTACCTGTGCTTTTTTCAAGTTAAAAGTCATTTTATATTCCTCCCCTTCGAGGGTACGATGCTCTTTGTTCCAATTTCCTAGCAACCTGCTGTCCAGGTCCAACCCCATAAGGCTGTCCAGACATAGATCTCCATACTATATCATTAGTTCCTTGTACTGGCAAAGAGACTAATTTTCCTTGTGGAAGTTTGTTCAACTCTTTTTCAACGCAATTATAACAAGCACCCGCAAGGGCGTCTACAATATCGTCTGTTGTTATGTCTCCATCCTTCCTTGGGTACACCTTATATCCGCTATCAAGCCATTTTCTTTGAAGATTTTTCATTTCGTTCTTAAGAAGAATATGATTTGGTATAAAAAGCTTGCCTTGTACAGCTATTTGATACAAATTGTCATAAATAAGGTTCTTGTATTGCTTATTGTATGGCGTCATTTTAGTTGGAACGCCTCTTTTTCTAAGCTTGGCTATACTTTCTTGACTATTAAAGTGGTCATAAGTAACAACACCAAGACAGAATTTTGTATTCAAATCAGCAACATACTCGTCAACTTCCTCAACTGATATTGGTTTACCCGGCAAAGGCGACCAATACTTAATATGATCTACAACAATTCTCCACTCTTTTCTAGAGGTTGGTTGATCAAAGAAAACCTCTTTATGAGCAAGTACCAAAGCGTAATTGTGGCTTGATGTTGCAGGATCTAAATGAGCAAAATAGTAAATACCGGGAACTCCCTTTTCCCTAAACTTCAAAAACTTATCAGAGAAACACTTTTCAACAACTTCTTCTGGGAAGAAGTTTTCACCAGCCGTACCCGAGAACTCCGCTCCAAACTCCATTCGGAACTTTTCTTCAGGCATACTAGGGAAGGCTTGAATAAGAGCTTCTTTTGACTGCATTGGGTTAACTTGCCACGTTGCCGCTCTACAAACAAGTCGATGGTCAACCTCTACATGATTCTGATACAAGTCATAGAAGATACCTTCTTTACCTCTTGGAGTTGAAAGACAGATAATCTTACCATCATAAATCTTGTCAAATTCTTGCTGACCATTAGCGTCAAGAATTGGCTTTCCTTCAGCGTCAACTTTTGGAACTTTTCTAATATAGGTCTTTACAGCAGGAGCAAGAGAGTTAAAGATTGCATCACCCGAAGAAGACCCTGCGGTATTCTTGTACAAACCAATCTCGTCCAACAAAAGAACATAGCAAGAAATACCTACCAAGCTGTCTGAGTTACTATGGCCTGATCGAACAACAATAGAACCCAATCCAGGAGCGAATCCCTTAGAAACCAACTCTTCGTTTCTTCGCTTATCTTCTGGCGTCAAAAAGTGTATTGCGTCCGCAGTAATACCTTCTGGCAAAACCTTATCCTTAAAGTAATCGCTATTGAGAACTTTATCCTTAATTTCTCGGAACAAAATCTTCGCCTGTTGCGTTGAGTTTGCTATTGTAAGAATAGTAAACGGAGTTGCCATACCGAGCTTATAGACAGCGTAAGGGTTGCCACCAGGACACTCAAGAAGTCTCATTGCTTCATAAAGAGCTATAATGGAGGTAAGGAAGTCTTTGCCGCTATTATGACAAATAAAGCCGTTTGAGCAGAAATTCTGCAAAGACGGGTCCGAAGAAACCATCAAATCAAAAGTCCTTTTCGCTCCAATCTTTTTGATAGATACGATTGGCGAAAAAACTGGCAAATCACTAACTTTTTCAATATCAACATTATGAGCAATCTCTTGAACTACCTCGTCTTTACCAACGAAACCAATCTCGTCAACAAATCGACGAACACAAGAATTCTTACTTATAACCAAAATGTGTTCTGGTTTAGAATTGATTAGTTTAGATTGAAAAGTTGAAAATATCCCAAATCTCGACAACAAATGCTGTACTTGCTTTGTTAGTTGTAGACTTGAAAAAGAAGCCTCAATTTTACATGTGAAACGAGAAGTCTTTGTGTAAGAAATCTCTCCATCACAACTAAAAAGAGACTTCAAATAAGCTGCAACAATATTCTTTGGCGAAGAAAAGATCCTTGACGGAACAAACTTCTGCGGACTTGTTTTATTCTTCAAACCGTTTTGGTCTAGAAGCGTAATAGCATTATTTTGCTGAGCCTTTGTTGCTTTTTGAGAATAAACATATGTATATTTGCGTTCGTCTTCAGACTTTATATTATGATTGCTGGCTGGCTCTATTTTAGAATCAGAACAATATCTCGTTACTCTTTGTTTGAAATCGTCAAAAACATCTCCATTATTGAGCGAGGTAGCAAGATAAGCTCCAACCGAATCGCAAGAGCCACTGCTAAGATAACCAAGAATAACAGCCTCGTCTTCAGATAGCTCTGTAGAGCTACCAAAGAAAGGCTGATGAGAAGCTAATGCCACTTTATCCTTTGGCTTCAAATCTTTGACATGAACCCATCCTGTTTCTGTCAAAAACGGATGATTATCTGTAGCTTCTATTTCATGTCCAGAAATTGTCTGAATCTTATAGACATCTCTAACACCTTGAAGTATCAAATTACAATTATCTATTGAAACCATCTTCTTGGCTCGTTCGTCAAACGTCCAAGATTCAAGCTTAGTTTTTCCATAGTTCCAAAGCTCCCCAAACGTCCAATTCTTACCTGTCTTGGTATCAAGAATCTCGCTGTTTTCAGAAAGACATCTTCGGCCCCAAACAAGAACAAGCTCTCTAAACTGATTACCAGAATTCCATTTATCCAATAAAGCTCCATTGAGAGGATCGTTTAGACCGTTCTTATTGATTATTTCAAGATCTTCTGGAGTTAGTTCTAAATCCTCATTTCCATCGCTACCTCTATAAAAACACTTAAGTATAAGCTTTTGTATGTCATAAAGACTAACAGGCGGATTAGCGTAAGGAAGTCCGAGGAATTTTGGACTCTCTACGAATTCTACAATACTCGGAATCTTAGCCAGTCCGGCTAC